CAGAGGCCTGCGTTGATTTCGCTGCGTCAGCGTCTCGTGAGCTTCTTCCGCCGGACGGGATAGTAAAATCAAGAATACAGGGTGAAGTAGACCGCGTACGTGAGGCAATTGCCGGGCGCAAGACAAACTTCATGAACTGGCAGTTGGATACGCAGATCCCAGAGTACCGGGATGAGATGCACATCCTATTGACACAGACACCACTCGGTGGATCACAGTACCTCAAGTGGCGCTATGACAACGAGCAGAAGAGACCTACCTGCGAGTGGATACCAATCGATAACATGCTCCTGCCCTACTCGGCTACAAGTTTTTATACGGCACAGCGTGTTACAGAAGTACAGGACATCACAGAGGACATCCTCAAGCAGAGGATTGATCAAGGCATCTACCGCGACATTGATGACTATCACGTCTCTGATACCGCACTTGATGACCAGACACAATCCAAAAAAGCCAACGACAAGATTGAGGGCGCCAGTCGCCCGGGTAAAAACGTCGATGGCATACGACGCGTATATGAGATCACGTGCTTCGAAAGACTCGAGGCTGATGATTTAACGGATGGTAAGAGAGCGCCTTACATACTCACCATTGACGACACGACTGGTAAGGTCTTATCTTTATATCGAAACTGGGAGTCTGGAGATGAAAAACTCACAAAACTTGACTGGATTGTTGAGTTTAAGTTCATTCCTTGGCGGGGTGCATATGCTATTGGCCTGCCTCATCTTATTGGTGGCCTCTCTGCCGCCCTTACTGGCGCTTTACGTGCTTTACTTGACGCCGCTCATATCAACAACAGTCAGACGATGCTTAAGCTCAAGGGTGGACGCATTAATGGACAAAATGACCGTATTGAGCCCACGCAAGTAGTAGAAATTGAAGGCGCACCGGGTGTTGATGACGTTAGAAAACTTGCAATGCCCTTGCCGTTCAACCAGCCATCGAGTACGCTATTCTCGCTGTTAGGCTGGCTGACAGACGCAGCAAAGGGCGTAGTAACTACGGCAGAAGAGAAGATTGGTGATGTCAACTCAAATACACCAGTCGGTACGACACAGGCACTCATTGAGCAAGGGTCAAAAGTATTCTCCTCGATACACGCCAGACTACACAGGTCGCAGTCTAAGTCCCTTGAGATCCTATCAAGGATCAACCACTGGTACGTGGAGGAGATGGACAACCAGTCTGGTGAAGAGATTGAGGTCAGAGACTTCGCTCACAACACCGACGTCGAGCCAGTATCAGATCCAAACATATTCTCAGAGACACAGCGACTGGCACAGGCACAGGCCGTGCTACAGCTTGCAAACTCTGCACCACAACTCTATGACATGCGTGCCGCACACCGCCGTGTGTTAAAACAGCTCAAGGTTCCAAACATTGAGGAGATACTACCAAACCCAGACGGCATCAAAGAGGCAAATCCAGCGTTGGAGAACGTCTCTATGTCCATGGGAAGACACGCAGCAGCGTACCCAGATCAGGACCACCTGTCACACCTCAAGACTCACTTGTTGTTTGTGACTGACCCAATGCTGGGCGGTAACCCACTCATCGGACCACAGATTACTCCTCTCATGATGGAGCACGTCAAGCAACACTTTACGCTCTACTACCTGCAGTCAATGCGTTCATACGTATCGCAGGCAGCTGGAGGCAAAGACGTATTCAAGCTACACGAGGAGAGACCGCTAGACCAAGAGGCACAGCAGGCTTTAGCGCTGGCGGCGGAGTTAGTCGCCGGGGACACCCAAGAGAAACTTGGCGGTGCAATGCCAATCATTACCCAAATGGTACAGAAAATGCAGCAGGCCAAGCAGGCACAGCAGCAGGAGATGGCAAATGCCGATCCAACCGCACAGGTCATTCTCAAAACGCAAACTGCCGAGACACAACGCAAGGCGCAAGAGTCACAGGCCAAGATGCAGGCAGAGATGCAGGCACAGCAGCAAGAGTTCCAGCTCAAGGTCGCGGAGTTACAGGCCAAGGTACAAGAGCTCTCCGTCAAGTACGACACGCAGACTAAGATTGATGCAAACAAGAACGCTACACAGATCGCGCTGGCAAACATCAACAACGCCGCAGACGAGAGGATCGCATCCATCAACCACGGCGCGGCCTTTGATCAGATGCAGGCACAACTGGAACACGAGCAGAACATGTCAGCCATTGAGGCTATTAATGCAGCAGATCAAGACATCAGACAGCATGGCTTGACTGTAGAGCAGCAGGCATTCCAGCAGCAGGCACAACAGACTCAGGCACAGATTGAGGCAGAACACCAGCGCATAATGCAAGATCAGCAGCACCAGCAGGCTTTAATGCAGCAAGGGCAGCAGCACCAACAAGGGCTGCAACAGGCTGGAGTTGAACACGCACAAGGAGTGCAGCAGTCTGGCCTAGATGCACAGGCGCAGATGATGCAACAGGATCAAGAGCACCAGAATACACTACAACAACAGGCAGCACAACCCCAACCACCCACAGGAGGATAACATGGCCGATCAAAAAGGCTTTCGTCAAACATACCAAGAGACAGGGCAACTAAGCTCTGGCGGCGGCCCCGATTCAAAGATTGACAAGGGCGCGTCTGGATCACACCGCGACAACAACTGGAAGATTGGTGCCAAACAGGCCAAACTAACCAAAGACAAAAAAGTAGGCCCAGATAAAAATTTAAACGAAGTTAAGGGCGGAAATTTTTATTAAGTTGCATAAGTAGAAGTATGCAAGATATCATTTCAGAATTTATATCACGTGTAAACGTGACGAAGAAGGACATCGCGGATACCGTCTCCGCGGGTGTAAACGTGGCATCTTTTGAGATATACCAGCGTTTAGTTGGCAGGAACGAGGGGCTGCAGATAGCCCTCCAGTTGTTGGATGACATTATGACGGGTGATGAGGAAGACGAAACAGAGCAGTAGTGCTCAGGAGGTTGCCGTATGGCAGCAATAGACTTAAAACAAAACGCAGAACCAGACCTTAGGTCGGAAGAAGAATGTTTCCCGACGATTGACCCAGGAATAGAAGTAGCTGGCGATAGGGTACTCGTACAACTGCGTCGTGAGAAGATGAAAAGCAAGGGTGGGATTATCTTTGTAGATGAGACCAAGCAGACTCTGAAGTTTAACGAGACAGTAGCCAAGGTAACACAGATTGGACCGTTAGCATACAGATCACCAGATACATTAGAGCCGTGGGTTGAAGGACCTTGGTGTAATGTCGGTGACTTAGTAAGGACAATCAAGTACGGTGGCGACAGGTTCGTGGTAGACGCAGAGGACGGCGACGGGCCCGTTGTATTCATCACACTACAAGCGCGCGAGATTATCTCAAAGATTAAATCTTTTGAGTTTGCTCAAAAAATGAAAGCGTTTGTTGATTAATTAACTTTTGGGAAAAAGTATGTCAGAAAAAGAAAAAGATATCCCCGTCAAGGAACGGGAAGATGGGTCGGCAGTCGCCTCCATGGGAAGGTCAGAGAATGACCACGACGAGGAAGACGAAAACGACTCAGAGGTTGAGCAACACGCCGAGGGTGGTGAGGTTGACGGCCAAGACGAGCACGATGATAACGAAACCGACGAAGAGCGGGAAAAGATTCGTGAGGCTCGTAGAGAAGAGCGAAGGCTAAAGAAGGACCTAGTCAAACAGAGAGAGGTCTCAGCCAAGCACAAGATTAGTGCACTTGAGAGACGTAACGAGGAGCTTGCAAGAAGACTGGCGGCAGTAGAGTCTACCGCAGCATCTTACCAGTTTGCTCAGGTGGACAAGGCGATTGAGGACGAGGCGACTCGTATTGAGTACGCCAAGATGAAGTTAGTACAGGCTGCGCAGGCCAATGACGCTGAGTCACAGGTTGAGTACCTTGAGCAGTTAAGCGAGGCAAAGACCAGGCTATCAGCGATTCAGGCGCACAAACGGCACCAGCTTGAGAACGCCAAGAACCCGAAGCAGAACGTACCCAACGAGATATCGACAGAGGTACAGCGTAACGCAACGGACTGGCTAAAGAAAAACAAGTGGTATGACCCGCAGGCTAGGGATACAGACAGTCGCATTGCAAAGGTCGTAGATCAAGAGCTGGCATCAGAAGGTTGGGAGCCATCAGACCCAGAGTACTGGGAAGAGCTCGACAACCGTCTGTCATCCAGACTACCGCACCGTTATTCCGCAAGGAACGGGACATCATCACGCAGGAGTGGACCAACCGAGTCAGGGAGGTCCGCCGGTGCAAATAATAAATCAGGTGGATCCTTTACACTCAGTAGAGATCGAGTTCAGGCAATCAAGGACGCAGGGGCATGGGATGACCCAGCCAAGCGTAGCAAGATGGTCAACGCATATGCGAGATTCGATAAAGAAAATAGAGGATAACCAAAATGGCAAATACAAGAATTAAACGTGACTTAGATGACAGAATGGCTGATCGAGTAGTAGAGACAATCAACAGCCGCCAGACAATTAGTGACGAGGATATTGTACGTCGTGAACGCCTTGATGCGTTTAGAGACAAATGGCAGAATAGTGCACTGCCGGATATTCCAAAGGACTCGCTCCCTGGAATGCATTTATGTTGGTTATCAACAACCAACTCGTATGACAGTATCGACAAACGCATGGCGTTGGGCTATGAGCCAGTGAAAGCCGGGGAATTAGGGAAGGGCTTTGAAGCACTAGGTAAGATGAGTTCAGGCAAGTTTGAAGGCTGTATAAGCGTTAATGAAATGGTTCTCTTCAAGTTACCAGAGGATATCTACCAAGAAGTTATGCGCATGCTTCACCTCGAGGATCCCCTTGAGCATCAGCGTAATATCACCTCGCAAGTGCGTGATACGGCTGATAGTAAGCGTGGCGGCAGATCTCTCTTGGAGGGTGGACTTTTGGAAATGGAAAGAGAAACGGCTAGGGCGAACAACCAAAATATTCGCTTTCAATAACAATCTTCAATAAAATACAAAGGAAACAAATAAATGTCAACAACATTTAAACCCTTTGGTCTGAAGCCTGTGTATCACCCAAGTGGATTAGATCGTGCAGTTCCATTCGTTGGAACAAACACTTTCGTAACTGGGACTACATTTACAGCTCCTTACTCGTTGTCTGCTGGACAGTCTTTCTACCAGTACCAGCCAGTAAGTCTTACAGCTTCGGGTCAATTGACCATCGCAAACCAAACCGCTGCCTCTGGCACAGTATACGGCGTATTCGACGGTGTAGAATATACAACCGCTGAAGGTCGTCGCACTGTAGGTAAATCAGTATCTAAGGCCTCCTTAGATGCCGCTACCCAAATCGTATTCTGGATCTTCGCAGACCCAGCGTTAGTATACGAAGCCCAAGTAAACGGTTCAGCAACAACTGCCTACATCGGACGTCAGTACAACTTTGATACAACCACCAACTACACAACAGCTGATGGTTATACAATTGGTACAGGCGGAGCTGGATTCTCTACTACAGCACTATTAGCAACTCCTGTTGCTACTACTGTACAGGGTCAAGTTCGTGTAGTAGGCCTAGGCCGTGAAGTAGCGTACCCAACAGGCGAGTTAAACGCTTGGGGCGATGCTTACACGATTGTTCAAGTCCAAATCGCTAACAACACGTTTGTAGCGCCTAAGGTCTCGATTTAATTAACAACGAAAGGATACAGCAATGGCAACTCCAATGCGCAGTACCGACTTTCGTGCGGTAGTCGAGCCGATTATCAACGAAGTCTTTGATGGCGTTTACGAACAACGCGATGACGAGTGGAAGGGATTTGTAGAGCAAATCACTGGTATTCCACGTAACTACCACGAAGAAGTAATGCTCTTCGGTATGAATGCTGCACCTGCCATGCCTGACGGAACTCCTGTCAGCTATGACCAAGGTGGTACTTTGTACATCACACGATTCATCTATCAGATCTATGGCTTGGCTTATGCCTTGACTAAGGTATTGATGGAAGACGGTGATCACATCCGTATCGGAAGTACATTCGCTAAACACTTAGCTCAGTCCATGATTGAGACTAAGGAGACTCTATGTGCTAACCTGTTGAACTTTGCGTTCACAGCTGGCTACGTAGGTGGCGATGGCGTGACACTAATCAACACAGCTCACCCTGTGGCTAACGGCTTAACATACAGCAATCAGTTAAGCACAGCAGCATCTTTGTCACAGACTTCTGTTGAGCAGATGTTAATCCAAATCCGTGGCGCTATTGACAACAATGGTAAGCGGATCCGCCTCAAGGCAGAGCAGTTAGTTGTTCCTCCAGCACTCGAGTTCCAGGCAGAGGTAATCCTCAAGTCTGTACTCCGTTCTGGTACAGCTGACAATGACCTCAACCCAATCAAGTCTACTGGTATGCTACCAAAGGGTACACACGTTGTAACCCGTTTAAGCTCCAGCAAGGCATGGTGGGTACAGACTGATGCAGAGAACGGCTTAATGCTAGTTATGCGTCGGCCTATGGAGAAATCCATGGAGGGAGATTTTGAAACTGACTCTATGCGCTATAAGGCTACAGAGCGTTACGCCACAGGATGGCACGATGCACGTAACATTTATGGTACAGCCGGTCTTTAATCAAAGCTCTGTTGTAATAAAAAACCCAACTCACAAGGTTGGGTTTTTTTATATTTAGGGCGACTTTTTTGGTTTGTTTGCATAGGTAGTTATAGGAAGATACATCCTTTGCTGACCACCAACACTTCCTGGTGAGACGACTTAGAGACAGCCTAGGATACCCACTAAGATAAGGAAATACTATGTCAAGTACATTTACCGTACCATTACGACTCAATACACGCCAAACAACCAGCAACGATGGAACAATCTCTGCTGACAACACTGGCGCAGCTCAAATCTCCCAGCAGGTTGCTATTGTGGCAGGTGCAGCAGCAACAGATACAATTCCAGCTGGATCAATCATTCACTCTATTACTGGTTACTTAAACGTAGTTGGCGCCGCATCACGTGCTGTTAGCTTGACAGTTAACGGCGTGACTACTGCCGTTGGTACACTAACTACTACAGCTCTTGGCCAAGTAGATGTAGCGTTTACTGCATCCGCAGCCGTTGCCAACCTATTGGCTAACGTAGGCGCATACAACTGCACAGTAACACTAGCGTCTGAGGCTGCATCTGCTGGTACACTATCAATCCAGTACACAGGACGTAACGCTGACGGTACAATCACTGCCTACGGTTCTGGCTACACAAATAGCTAATTAAGACGGCGGGCTAGTCCCGCCTCTTTTAACCAATAGGAGACAGAATGAGCTTTTTAACGGATGTATTCACAAACCACCTCAACGCAAGCGGACAGACGTTTACTGGCCCAGGGCGTATTGCTGGTTGGCAGATAAAACCGGGCGGTACGGCTGGCTCTATCTTGTTCTATGACAACACATCAGCCACGGGTACGGCGGCAATGGAAATAGATATAACGACCAACACGGCAATTATTTCTACAATACTACCTGGAAACGGTATTCGGTTCTCAAACGGTTGCTACATTACACTGCCAGCAAGCGCCGCGATTACTATATTCTGGGGCTAATACATGCCCGTCTACCTTGACACGAGGGGCAACTCTGTACTGTCTGTAGCGATCTGTGATCGTTGCAACAGGAAGTTTGCCTACGTCGATCTCATGCCAGACCCAAACTTTCCAGGCATGAGAGTCTGTAAGGTAGACCTAGATCAGTATGACCCATGGAGACTGCCGGCTAGGCAGACAGAAAACATAGCACTTAGGTTCCCAAGGCCAGATGTATCCATAGCACTCGGTGATAATTTGATTAACACGCAGGGAGCTCCGAACAATGCCCAACAGTACAACAACCTGTTCATTCAGGGTGTACCTCCCGCTGGTGGAGCACAGGGCGACCTAGAACAAGAATAATGGCAAATCAATCAATAACACAACTGCCAGTAGCTGGCACACTGACTGGTGACGAGGCCACTGTAGTAGTACAGGGTGGTGTCACCAAGCAGACTCAGTTGCAGGATATAGCCAACCTTGGTGGACCCGCTGGGCCACCTGGACCTCAAGGGCCACCTGGCACGGCTGGTACTGCCGCTACGATAGCAGTTGGTACGGTACAGACTGGTGCGCCAGGGTCAAGTGCGACGGTCGTAAACGTCGGTGATAGTACAACAGCAATATTTGATTTTAGTATACCCGAGGGCAATGTAGGCGCAACCGGACCAACGGGGGCTACAGGAGCGACTGGTGCCACGGGGGCGACTGGTGCAGCGGCTACGATTGCTGCTGGTACTGCAACGACACTAGCATACGGCTCTACACCGACAGTAACAAACACAGGCAGTAGCTCCGCAGCGACGTTTAACTTTGGCATACCAGAGGGTGCTCCTGGTGCGACTGGTACCTTTAGTGCTGGCACGACAGGTTTCACACCCAATACGGCCACATCTGGTGCTGTAGTACTCGGTGGCATACTGAACGTCAATAGTGGTGGTACTGGTGTAGGTACGCTAACTGGCTATGTTAAGGGTAGTGGCACATCGGCATTTACTGCGAGCAGTACGATACCAACGACAGACTTGAGTGGTACGATAACAAACGGACAGCTTGCAAACAGTGCAATAACAATTAACGGCACATCGACAAGCCTCGGTGGTAGTGTATCAGTAGGTACTGTCACTAGCGTCACGGCCAATGCACCTGTGGTGTCAACTGGTGGCACTACACCAGTTATTAGTATGCCCGCCGCAACGGGCAGTGTCAACGGCTACTTGACGAGTACAGACTGGACTACGTTCGACAGTAAGCAACCAGCCGGTACGTATGTCACCTCAGTAGGCGCGACTAGCCCAGTAACATCAAGCGGTGGTACTACACCAACGATAGCAATGCCTGCCGCAACGACATCAGTAAGCGGGTATTTAACAAGCACAGACTGGACTACGTTTAACAACAAAGGGTCTGGGTCTGTAACATCGGTAGCTGCAACAGCGGGGACTGGGATCAGTGTAACTGGTAGCCCAATCACGACGAGTGGTACGCTGACGATTACAAACACGGCACCAGATCAAACCGTAGCAATAGCGAGCGGTACCGGCATAAGCGTATCAGGTACATACCCTAACTTTACAGTTACAAACACAAGCCCATCAAGTGGTGGGACAGTAACGAGCGTAGCGGCACTGACACTGGGCACGACTGGTACAGACTTAAGCTCGACAGTAGCCAATGGTACAACGACGCCAGTCATTACCCTTAACGTACCGACTGCGTCAGCAACAAACCGTGGTGCACTCAGCGCGGCAGACTGGACTACGTTTAACAGTAAGCAACCTGGTGGTACCTACGTGACGTCTGTTACTGGTACCGCGCCAGTAGTAAGCAGCGGTGGTACTACACCAGCCATCAGTATGGCGGCTGCAACAGGCAGTGTCGATGGATATTTGACGAGTACAGACTGGACTACGTTTAACAACAAGGGATCTGGCTCTGTCACAAGCGTCAGCGGTACTGGCACAGTCAGCGGTATTAGCCTATCCGGCACAGTGACGACAACTGGCAGTCTGACACTCGGCGGGACATTAAACCTGTCTGTACCACCAGCAATAGGCGGTACGACACCAAACACAATTACTGGCACTACAATCACGGCAACAACCTACGTCGGCATATCCGGCGGCACTTTTTAACTGAGGAATACACATGGCAGCGACAAACTTCACGCCCATCTCTTTGTACTACAGCACGACAGCCGCGGCAGCGCCCGTAGCTGGCAACTTAGTAAATGGTGAGCTGGCGATCAACATCACCGACGGTAAACTCTACTACAAGAACAACTCTGGTGTAGTCACTCTGCTTGCATCCACATCTGGTGCATCTGGTGATGTAGTCGGACCTGCAAGTGCCACGGCAAACGGCATTGCACTCTTTAATGGTACAACAGGCAAATTAATTAAAGACTCCGCCACAACCGATGGCTTGATTTATGGTCTTACTGTTGGTCGTGGGGCAGGTGCTGTAGCTACAAATACTGTGGTGGGAGATGGTGCGCTATCAAATGCCTCTACAACTGGCAATAAAAATGTAGCAATTGGCTTTCAAACACTTGTCGCAGATACTTCTGGTGACCAGAATATTGCAATAAATTGGCAAGCATTAAATGCAAATACCACTGGTCAAGGTAATACTGGTATTGGAAATTCATCATTACTTGTAAACACGACTGGTAACTACAATATTGGTGTTGGCCCGTTAACATTGTCGGCAAATACAACAGCGTCTGGCAATATAGCAATAGGAACATTGGCATTATTTGCCAATACAACAGGAGGCTCTAATATTGCTATTGGAGCCTATACTGGGTCGGTAAACGCCTCCATGCGTTTTAACACGACAGGCTCAAATAACACCGCAATTGGTGTTGCATCACTAGCATTAAACACCACCGCATCTAATAATACCGCAGTAGGTTATCAGGCCGGTTATGCTAATACTACAGGCACGCCTATCACCGCCATTGGCTATCAGGCACTTTTGGCTAACACAACAGGGACAAGCAACACGGCAGTAGGATACCAAGCAGGTAAGGCGTTAACTACGGGTAGTGAGAATACAGCCGTAGGTACTAGCGCCCTTGCACTGGCAGTAACCACTGGCAGTCATACTGCCGTAGGCTTTCAAGCACTAGCAAAAGTAGCGGCTGCTACAAATAACACAGCAGTAGGTTGGAACGCAGGGCAGTCAATAACATCAGGTAATCAAAATGCTGTTGTCGGTTGGCAGGCTATGAACGGTGTCACAACAGGTGGTAATAACTCTGCGTTAGGTGCTAACTCATTACGAGATACCTCAACAGGTTCCTCAAACGTCGCTGTTGGCTACCAAGCACTTTTGACTAACACCACTACTAGCAACAACACAGCCGTTGGTACTGAGGCGCTTTTTACTAACGCTGCTGCCGGCAATACTGCTTTGGGTTATCAGGCGGCATATGCAAACACGACAGGTACAGGAATAGTTGCCGTTGGCTTTCAAGCGTTAGATAGTAATACAACTGGTGCTAGCAATACGGCATTAGGTGTATCTGCATTAAATGCAAACACCACCGCCTCTAGTAATACAGCTGTAGGTTATCAAGCTGGTTTCTCTAATGTAACTGGTTCTACTATTACTGCATTTGGTTACAGAGCCTTATACGCAAACACAGCTAGTAACAATGTGGCTATAGG